TGGGAACAACATCCAAGTCAGACCACTGAGGCAATTCTTTCATATTTATGTCCCAAATCTCCTTAAGAACTCTATAAGTACCGATGTTAGCACCAACTGTCCACACATATCCAATCAATTTGGCTTTAAGCTTTTCGGGTGACATTTCCTTGCCACTATCAAGAAACAACTTTGGCAAAGTCTTGTACCCCTCACGGATGAAAACCCAGTGATAAACGACCTCCTTAGCTGAACTCCAAGCAGAACGAGTGCAACGCTTGCAAGGGACTAAACCCAACTTGAACTTCAAGAATGTAGGATATTGAGTGCCATCGTAACGGCCTTGACAGGTTCCACACAATGGAACGTATGAACCATGAACGGGACACTTGACTCGATCTGTGGACATGGCGTTGCGCTGAGTGACATTGACGAATTGCTTGTGAAGGACAAACTCATCCTCGGGAATCTTAAATCTAAACAACCTTTCCATAACTTCTGGCAACTTTTTTAAGATCTTCTTCAGTAAAAAGCCCATCTCCAACCCTTCCGTCACCATGCTTGCGTGAGTAAAAGGACAAATTGTCATCACCGAACACTTTAATTGAAATGTGGTCGTGATAATCACTACGCTCAAAGAAGCCAGGCATAATCTCCATGATACAAACAACTTGAGACACGTAATTACACATGGTGTTCATGAAGCTGGTATCCCATGAGCCACTCATCATACTAGATGCGACAGCATACCAGCCTTCACCAGAAGGGCAATTGAAAACCTTGTATTTATGACATTCAATGTAGCGTGCAAAAATTGCCATGAAGTTCATTCCAGTGTAATCTTTCCTCATCTTAAAGAAGGGCAGAAAAGATCGTGAAACAGAAGACAAAAGAGATGCTAACATGGAAACGTCCCATTTTGAAATGTCGCTTTCAGCAATTATCCACTTGTCTAAGATAGTCTTGTTCAATGTGGCCAACTTGAGATCAAGTTGATCCTTCGAAGAGACAAAATTGAGATCAGAAGCTTTCATTTTTGTCATTTCGCTGACAAACGCTATTGCAGACTCACCAAAGAAAGACATGCCTACGGCTGACGGAACGTTCTTCTCCGGAGTGCCGACACCACCAGTGGACGAAAAAGGCCCCATAATCATCCTAATAAGTGTGGTAAGAAGAAAGTTAACTATGAAAAACATTCTCTCTCCTTCTTTGGCATAATATGCACCAGCGGCAAAGTCATAAGGAGCAGCACGTACCTCTTGTTTGACAGACGTTTGCATGAGGTTGTTGATTCTAGAAGTTGCGACTCTGTACTTGTCAGCAAGGCCATTGACCTGGTCCATTTCATGAATCATGTCAGTAATATATGCATTCATTGCGCCAGAAAGCTGATACTTCTTGACACCAGGAGGCAAATTGACCACGACACCTGGGGAAGTAAATTTTGTATCCACAACGGTGTGTTCAAGGAAATCTGGGGGGTCTACACTACCGTACTTGTGCGGGATACAATCTGAATGCATAATCTTAAGTGCATTAGCCAACATAGGGAAAAAGGACGGTTCGTAGGGCTGGTTGACTGTCTCTCTGACGAAATGTCCCAGCAATTTGGCAACGCCCACACGAGAGTGACCGGCTAAGTGAGTTTCATGAAAACCGAACTCACCAAACCGAGAATCAATGCGCACCTCATTTTTGCAGCGCAAACAAGAAAAAGGAACATTTTTATCTTTAATGTTCAACATGGCAGCAGCTTCCCAATATGTGTAATGTGCGCCGCATCCAGAACAAATAGTTTCTGGAATGCCGTCAGTTATGACAATGCTTACATCGGAATAGTGTCTGCGTGATGAATAAATCATCATTGAACATATGACAGATGCCACGTTAGGAGGAGGAGGAGCGAACTTGTAGGCATACTTGGTAGCTGGCAGATTAGCAACGCGAACTTTAATCATTAGAGCACTAGTAGCACAAACTAAATTTGTTAGCTTGGATAGGTCTCCACGCGATCGTGGCGCAAGCATAAACTTGATCATGTAAGTTAATGTATCTTTAATCTTTTCACTTGTATATTCTGCTTGGGCTTCGTTTATAATAGGAAACTTATAAACGACCTTCTTGTAGATCGCACCAGGTTGGTTGCAAACTGGACATGAATCATCCGGCTTGAATGGATGGTCCCCGCACAGGTAAGGAGATACCTTTGCAGGTTTAGTAATACCTGGCTCAAGAAGCTTACCAGACTTTCGTGAGATGAACTCGCTTAACAACAAAAACTCAGGATTCTGTTCTTTGTCCATTTGAATTGAAAACCGAAAAAGAATGTAAAGGCAGAGAAGATATCCAGTAGAACCGAGAACGAAGTTATGCTTAGTTTCGCGCAAGGCTCTAGACAACACGAACGGCTTGTTGAAAGTGTTTTGAGAGAGAGTGTTCTGCAGCAGCCTGACCACTACTC